AATCTTCTTCGGAATGATACCATATAACTCATAGAGCATCCTACAGTATGCTGTTCCTTGTAAAATGTATGAAAGTATGTATTCTTCCTTTTTGATATAAGTTGCAGTTTTCCAATCAATGACTGCGAGTTCTCCTTCATAATCTGCAATCAAATCTGATGTTCCTGCGACCTTCAATCCTTCAGACCACATTCCCAATTCAATTCCACGTATGTTATCTATCTTTTCATCTATTTGAGGTATTGCATATTTAACAAGTTCTTTATGATCTGCTGGTGCTTCTTCTAGAAAATTTTCATTCCCCTCAAGATACTTCTCAATATAGGTGTGTATTTTAGTTCCCCTTCTTGCAGCCTTGGATGTAATCTTATCTGCTTCTTCTTTTCCTACCCTGTCTCTCCATGCTTGAATTCCTGGCTTGGAAATGATTTCATATAGGACATTTGTGATAGAAGGGAAAGTACCATTTGGGGAATGATACACTCTACCATTTGGATTTGAGTTGTCTTGTTCTAATAGATTTCTTTTATTTTCAAGAAGATCATAGTTAAATTGTTTCATAAAAAAAACGGAGAGACTTATTGGGCCTCTCCGTTGCTGATCAATAATTTAGATTAACGAACATTAATAGTATTGTGTCTGTGATGTTTTTTAATTTCTCTCAAACGATCTCGGAATCCTTCGTCCGGCTTCTTTCCTGCAAAGTGCCACGGATCACCATGATATGGTTTAGCAAGTGATTGAATCACCTCACGTTCAGAACACTCTGGACAAGGTTCTTCGGTGGGTACTTTTCTATCACGAATCTTCATTTCTTTTTCAAATTCATGGTCACACGAATTACATTTATAATCATAATACGGCATAGTCTCTCTTTCTTCTAATTATATGTATTATCACGAATCTATTAAATATCCGTCCTCATCAATCATATCATCACACGGCCCCACAATACAAGTCCATTTTCTTTTATCTGAACTTTCTGGTTCTACATATGTATTTTTCTTGAAGACCTTCTTTACAACCTTCTTTTCTTTTTCTTCCTTAACTTCTGTAACAATCTTTCTTGTGATTTCTACACAGTCAGGACAATCGCCAGTCAATGGATTTAACCAACATCCATTAATTGCTTCGCAAACTTCTTCAGTGATGTATTCAGTTTTAATTACATTTCCTGCAAGTGCTGCAGAACCAAAAATTAATGTAAATACTAATGTACTCAATATCCGTTTCATCATATAATCTCCTTTTTTTAGTTTATGAGTATATTATACAGTATATGAACGGATTTGTCAAGTTTTTTCACCTTCTATTTCTATTTTTTGCTTTGTAGAAGATATGTCTATCTATAGATGCGACTTTCTTATGTTGATAACTCCAACTTGGAAAAGACTCCATCCAATTCGCATGATAATGTGTTGCTCCATCTGTGATGTCAATCAAAATTCGTTTTTGATATTTGTGCATCACGAGGCTTGCTAGATCCTTTGCATCTTCCCATGTTCTGCCAGGATTCGGATCATCCCCCCGACCATCGCAGTACCATGAAAATTGGCACATATCCCTTAAAGGAATCCATTCTTCTATTTTTGCATTATACCGATGTTTGCCCTCTTTCACCACTTCACACACACTATTCGGATATTTGTCTGAGACAGTCCGATTGAGTGTGACATTCGCCACCGCCAGCTTCCCTGCTGTACTTTCCACACCGGCCTCAAAGTAGATATTCTTCGCAAGACAATCAATATCTCGGTTTGAGTATCTAATATAATTGAGAGGTTTTACTGGTTTGAAGTAGTAACCGCCATTGTATTCTTTCGTATCAGTGACATTACTATTCGTTGGTGTGGTAATTAGTAATATAGATAAAAGAGCAAGTAGAAATTTTCCTACTCTAACCATATTTGTACCTTTGTTTGGTTAATAATTCATATTAATAAAGAACATAAAAAACTAATTTCAACCAAATTGTAGTTATATTTATGTCTTTTTAACCTTCAACAACCTCTTCCTTTTTGGATTTAGTTGGTTTTTCCTCAACATCTGGAAGAAGATCCGGCCACGTGTCATTGACTAATTTGTAAGAAAGACCCTTATATGTTATCTTTTTGTCCTTCATTGCAATAATAAGTTTTGCATCTTTAGAGTCAAGTCTTTCTAATAACTGTACAAACATTGCTTCTCTTCTCAACATCGGAAGTTCGTGTGGACTTGGATCAATATAGTAATCCAATTTCTTCACTTCATAATGAAGAGATGAATCTCCTGCTGTATCGTTGGGAGTATATGGTGGAGATCCTGCTGGAATTTTCCATTTTACGTCTGGATGATAATTCAATTGCAATATTGCTTTGAGTGCAAAGTTATCTCTATCCAACAAAATTTGTCTTTTTTCTTCTCTTGTTTTGGCCTTACCTACCAGTTCAAGAGTTTCAACTACATTCACTTCTGGCATTACATATCTCCTGTAAATTGTTTATCTGTCATTGCAATAGTTCCTGTTTTTATATATTCTCTATTTTCTTGAGTAGCATATTCTGTTTCATCCATACCCTTAGTCCATACCATTTTGATGTCTGGATAGAATATTCCTACAGACCTTTTAGGAGTTCCGTCTGAATGATATGCCATTGCTGCACATCTTGGAACAACCTTGTGTTCTTCGTGTTTTCCTGCAAACATAGCAATCCAATCACCAGTTTTAATATAATGTTCGCACATACGAATATATGCTTTCTTTGCATCTGCTTGGTTTGCGGCCTTCTGTTTATCTTGTGGAGTGTTCCTTGTTCCCCTAGATTGTTTATTGAATTGAGCAATAAGGTCTTTAGATTCTCTGATCCATTCCTTCACATTCTTGAAAGAATATATGTCATCATCTGGAAGTGCAAGGACTATTTTACTGACATTTTTGTACTCGGCAGGTTTCCTCTTCTTACGCATTTCAATCATACGTTGACGGAGAGCTTCTCTCTGTTCTTCCGTAATCTTACGAGTACGTTTAACCTTCATTGGTTTTCGTTCAACTGTCACTTTCTTCTTTGCCATTATGATTTTTTCTCCAAATTGGATTTTATAGTTGATAACATCATCTCCCATTGCTTCGCAGTAGTTTCAATGTCATAGTGCATATCAAAATATTGCTTCTGGACAGCAAGTCCACCTTGAACTGGTGCTTCCCAAAAGTTATCAATTGCATCTTTCAGTACAAACGCAAACTTTCTTGCGTGTTCCACTTTATCATGAACATAACCATACATCCATGCAAAGTTTGCACAAGTTTCGGGTAGTACTGCAAGATTCGGACATACTACGACACATCCTGCACTCATTGCTTCAATCACAGAAATACAAGCGGTTTCTGCATAAGTGTTTGGATATGCGAGTATATGTGTTTTCTGAAGAGCCTCACGTATCTCTTCATTTGAAACTGTACCATGATAATTAACATTCGGTGTATCTTTACAAGCATCATACAATGGTTTATATTCATCATCTCTTGATCCCCATCCGTATATTTTAAAACTTGAATATATGTCTAATTCAACATTCTCTAATTTCATTGCACGAAATGCACCAATCAATACATCCAATCCACGATGTGGTGTAGAAATATATGCAAGTCTTATCGGCCCATCTTTGGGTTTTGTGTGTATCGGAATAGGTTCAATTGCATTCTTGAGAACTACACTTTTTTCATATTCTACACCAAGATCAAGATGATATTTCTCTAATGACCAATCGGAAGGAAATACAAATCGTTCAAACTTGTCTCTCTCCCTTTCTTCTTTTAAAAATTGAACTTCTGGATCTCTTGATGTATCTTGAAACCAGAGGATTCTTGGCTTATCTTCTAACTCACGAACTCTGGAAAGAATCACTTGGAAGTGCCCCCACAAGTCCTCAGGCACCCTCTCCTTGACTCTTTGATATATCAACTCACTTCCACCCTTTGCGTTCTTTGATGCTTCTACAACATCTTCGCTCACAGATGGTGGATTTACTGTAATGGTTTGATTTTCTTTTTGTTTTTGTTTCTGATTCTTGTTTTTAATCTTTTCTATTTTAGAATCATCAAACACCATTAAACTCATTCTGGCTCTCCAATCTTATCAAGGGATTCAACTTTTTCCAAAGCTTCCATTGCTTCTTTATGGGATTTGTCTTTTTTAAATAGATTTCGGATCTTTTCAAAGAGGGATTTAAACATAATTTTCCACTTACTTTATTATATTATAACAGATTGATTATATATTGTCAAGTTTTTTTTAAAATAAACTATACTGCTGGATTCCATTAAATTTGTGTGCAAGGAAACCATCTTTCCAAACTTCCACATCTTTACCACGTTGTTGCATAACGACTGCTTCATTTAATGCATCATCTAAATTATATTTTACTACTTTATTATCTTTTGTTTCAACCGAATACGTACTATGCAAGTTGGGGGATTGCATTTTGCTCCTATGAGTAGAATCCTGTCCTGCATATGTAATATGCATCTACAATATCAGAAACAGGGTTAGAAATTTTGGTTGATTTGGGAGACAATTCCTCTTTCAAATCAACATGAGTTTCGGACAAAAAAGTATCATACATCAATTCTTTATTGGCATTTCCCTTTCCTGTTGCGTGTTTCTTAATTACTGTAGGTGGTATTGTAACATATTTAAATCTTGCTTCCTGTAGTTTGTATTTGAGTACTCCAACATTTTCTGCGATATGAAAAACTCTTCCAGTTGCAGCGAATGCGTAATCCTCTAGATATATCTCACTAACTCTCCCATTAAACCACCGAATACATTCAACGACCCAATTTGCAAGTCCTGTATATCTTTCCATTTCACATGAATATTTAGGATATTCGTATGCGTTGAACATCTTAAATGTATCTTGTGATTTGGTCTGTTTTATAAAATGAAATTTACAATCTTCAAATTTAATTTCTTTGTTAATTACTTCGGCCACACATATTGCAGGAGAAGTTAGAGAATAATCAATTCCTGCAACATATTTACAATTCTTCTTCTTCGTCATAATACGGCTCCATTAATATCCCACAAAACGCACAATGAAATGCGTGTTCTTCTGATGTAATATCATCTGGATCGTATGACATGGAATACATTGCATTACAATTACTACATTCTATATCTGTTTCGACTTCCATTTCTCTCCAATTATAGGTCTACAATTTCACAACCGCCATCTGCCGAACAAGCAAGTTCCTGCGAACCAGCGGTATAATCTCGTTGTTCGTATTTAGATAATATATTCCAATCCACATCTTGTGGTATGTCTTTTAATAATTCTTTATAATCTTCTTCTGTACAATCTTGATAGGGTGCTTGTCTATAGGTATGATCACTAAAAGGTAAGAATGATATTCCACTAATCGCATCAAAATTATCCCATACCCATGCACCTACTCCCATCCATTCATTTTCTTTGACCGAAATGGTAACAGATGGTTTGTGTTCGCACCAATGTTCTTGATAAGTTTTCCACAATTGTAACTGTGTTATTGCAGACATATCTTTTCTGCAAATTGCATCTTTAGGACTTTCCATTGGAAATGAAAATACTGTAGTGTGTTCTGGTTTGGTTACATCTGGTTCATTAGGAAATCCTGCTTCTTTCATCATCTTACAAAGTGGATCTTTGTTATCTGCCCTTACTGTCCTAATATAAAAGGGATTATGACGAGCATGAATTCCACTTGCAGAATCAACAAGCTGAGACACAGTGCCACTAGGCTTAACACAAGTAATAGCTGCACTACGTTGGACACCCAATCGTTCAGACCACTCTTTGTTTGTTTCAACGGCCACTGTTCTAAGTTCCTCCAATAATTTTTCCAGTCCTTTTTTGTTTCCATTTGTAAATTTATTGTCTAAAATTCCTGTTAAAGAGACACCTAAAAGTCTTTCTTCTGAACAATTACGTTCCCATTCTTTTGTGAGGTATTTGAAATTTGTAAGGGTTGACTGAAACGTGCCAAGGATTGTTGCAGCCCTAACTTTCTTAGTAAGAGATTCGGGAGTGTCCCATCCTCTGACAACGACTTCCGACAAGTTACAGAATTCTCTACTTCTAAGAATGATTTCAGAGCAAGGGTTTGTACCAAAATCAGACTTAGGTTCTCTTCTGAGAACGAATCCCCCTTCGCCATCTTCTTCCCTTTCATTTAATGATGCAACCTGCTTCATTGCAGACTCACCATTATATATTCCACGTTCACCAGATTTGGAATCATAGAGAGACAACCACTCCCTCATGAAAGTTCCACTATCGGGTTTTTCTTTGTAATTAATTGAATTGTTTGCGAGTGCTCTTTGGACATCCACTTTCCACCACTCACCAGATTTTGCAAACCTCATTTCTCTGTCATTGAGATCTGAAAGACTGATCAAAGCACTTCTACGTACACCACCTACCACAACAATTTCTGCAATTTTACAAACAATATCATGTGCTTCTATAGGTCTGAGTTTTCTTCCTGCTGCATCTTTAAATATGTTTGTTGAGAAATGAAATAAATCATCTAATGGTTGTGGGCCAGATGCACGACCACCAAATGTCTTGAGTGGTTTTCCTGCTGAACGAACTTTAGACAAATCCCACTTTGGTATTTGTCCTGTCCACAATAAACTGAGTAATTCTTTGAATGCTTTTGCCCATCCCAATTTGGAATCTGCGACAACAATGGTTGTGTCTGTTGGATGGAATTCTTCTGCTATTATTGGTAATTGTGATACATGATTTGTTTCTACACTAAATCCTACTCCTGTTCCGTTCATAAGAACATATAAGATCTCATCAAATGATCTTGGAGAATCTACTTTAACATATGAGCAATTATATCCTGCAATATTCTCTTTTCGTAATGCATCTCCTGCTGTCATCAAACATCTCATAGATGGCATAACATTGAGACTCATTACTTCATTTTTAAGTTCTTCTAATTCTCCATTTTCTAGATCAAATTTACACATATCTTTAAGATGTTCTTGAAAAAAATCAAAATAACGATTGACTGTTTCTCCCCAAGTTTCTCTTCGTTTCTTGTCGTAATCCCATCTAGCATAACGTGATAGATGAATAAATTGCTGATATTGTGTGGGCAAAGTGATGGGATTGGTTGATTTCATTTTTTCCTCCATTCGGCTAGGTGAGTTTTTGCGAGCAGACTTTCGTAAGTGTTTTTATTTATTATTTCGGATAAGTTGAAAATTCCAGACAGAAACATATCATTCAAATCTTTCTTCTTTTCTGTCAGAGGCCAGATACAGATTTTCCAACCCTTATCTATTACCTTTTCCATTCTGGAAATGATCTCCTTATTTCTAGGTTCATTATCAAATACCATCGTTCCTCTTCCTTCATCCATTGCATTTCCTATCTCTTTATGAGATGAAAACTTTATATCTGATCCTGCCATTGCAATGCAATTTGGTAGGAAGAAAGAATCAAATGGCCCTTCAACAACATAAAATTGTTCCTCTAAATTCAATCTATCTAGACCAAAAATCTTAGAAGAATCTTCATCCATCTTAATCGTGATGTAACGAAGCAAAGTATTAATAAATGCTCGTCCTTGAAATGTTATAAGATTTTTATTCTCATCATAAAAAGGAATTATTATTCTTTGTTCGTTTTCATTCAGATCATAATCTTTCTTTGTCATGTCTTTGACAAACTTTTTAAAATCCTCTGTATAATATAGGTAACTTAAAAATTGAGAAGGAATTGCACGATTGACCA